GGTGGTGGAGGCACAAATTTAAGTGGTTCTGGTTCGACTGCGATGGAAAAGCTTCTTGCAGATCAGAAAGCTCAGACGCAAAAAGATGATGGTCCTCCACCTGATGTAACTGGGTCATCATATACACCCGGAAGCATCATTGCTAGTTATGAGAATAGAGAGGTTGATCCAGCAGTACAAAAAGCAAAAGATGTTGCCGCTCAAAAGTTACAAGAATATTTAGACAATCAAAAGAGCCAAGCGGCTCAAGAGGCTAGTTTTAATCAGCCTGACACTCAAGTTAACACAGGTGTTATTGGTGGTTATGACACGATTGGCACTGGTTCGGTGAACGATCCATTTAGTAGTCCTGATGATGCGAGTAACATAGACATTTTTACAACTGGTGACGTTGTACCTATTGGCGATCCTAGTGATGCAAGTAACATAGATCTTCTTACGACTTTACCTGTTACTGGCGGTGACGACAATACGAGTCCGAACGAGCAAGAGCCGATTAATTTAGATCCAGTTTTTTATGATATGTTTGGTAATCCTTACAAAACTCAAGCAGAAGCAGCGGCGGCGGATGCAGAGCATTTAAGAAAACAGCAAGAAGCTGCGGCTGCTGAAACTCAAAGACTTGCTTTAGAAGAGGAAGCTAGAATACAAGCAGAAGTAGCGGCTAGAGAGGCAAAAGAGCAAGCTGAAAGAGAAAGAATTGCTAAACAGGCCGCAGCAGAAGCTCAAATGGGTTTAGATCCATTTGGTGGCGGAGATATAGATAACGTAGCGCCTTTATCTGCTGATAATGTTAATTTACCTGAAGATGTTGCAAGTGCTTTGAGTAATATAGTAGATCCTATCAATGAAGGTTTGGGTAAAGACATATCTTTAGATAAGGCAGTCACTGACGCCACTGAAGAAGAAGATGATAGAAACTTTATTCAGAAATTTATTGATGATATTAAAGATGTTCCCGGCAATATTGTAAACGATATTACGATGGCATTAGATGCAGGTTTCTTTGGTGGTTATGATAAGATGATAGAGAATCTTAAAAACGCAAAAAACCCTGATGGGACTCCAAAATATACTCAAGCTGAAATTGATGATTACATTAAAAGAACTAAAGACACTCAACAAAAGCAAAGAGATCAACAGGAGCGAGACAGCGCCAGAGACGATGATGGTGGTTCAAAAACTATTGTAGATCCATGTCCAGAGGGTATGAGGCTTGATCCTGTTGCGGGCATTTGTGTTCCTGTTGAGGACACAGGTGGTGATGACACTGAAGAAGAAGACACTGATGAAAAAGAAGATACTTCTGATGATGAATTAAGCGGTGTTGTTGTAACGCCACCCCCGCCTACGTCTTATTTAGATAATAAGCCAATTAGGGCTATGAACAGGGGCGGTTCAGTTGGTTTAAATCGAGCGGCGGATAATTTCTTAGCGGCTATGGGCGGATAATATGATTTTCGAACGTGGTAGAGGTAGCATCTATGATATAGATGCTAACAAAAAGACCACTGAAGAAGCTGCTGATATCGTTAAAGACATAACGTCTTATTTTACTAGAGACCCTGATCCAGATTCTGTTCGTGGTGGCAGGGGTAATATTGTTGAAAAACCCAATGAGCGTAATGATTACTTAGCGAGTATTATTGCTAATCAGATGGCTGAGACACAGAGGGATGACAGCAATCAATTCTCAGTGGGGTTAGATCCAATAGCCTATAATTTGGGTGTACCTGTTCAGCCCCAACAACCCGTTGTTAATCCGCAAACTGTTGATGCGCGAAATATTAATCCGTTTGTTACTTCTGCTTATAATCCTGCGACAGATGACCCTTACATTCTTGGTGATGGTGAAGATTATACGCCTAGTTATATTAGAGAACAAACTCCAATTGTGGGTAAAAGTTATGCTAATATAATTTCTCAAGGAATTGGTGATGCTGGGAAGGCTATTTATGAAGACCCTCTTGGAGTTGGTAAAAGTATAGCTTCTTCACTATATGAGGGAACTAAAGATTTTTTATCTAGTCCTGTAAGCACTACTTATGGTTATGGAAAAGATGTTGTTCAGTCTGGTATAAATCTTGGAACTTCTGAAGGTTTAGCTGGTTATTTACCTGAAGGAGTTACGGTAGAAAATGCAACTCCAGAACAAATGACGGCGGCTAGACAGGCTAAACTTGGTGATATTTTTCAAGTAGGTAGTGTCATTCCTGCTGCGCAAGCCGCCAGAATTGCGGGTACTGGCGCAAAAGCTGGATTAAGTTATGGTCTTGGTCAGGTTAAAAAGCCTTTTATTGGTAATGCTGAGAGATTAAATAAAATCGCTATAGAGGCTGAAGAGCAATTAAGAAACCGTGGTTTTAGAAATGTAGGAACAAAGGAAAATCCTCAATATACAGGTGTTGAGGTTCCCTCATTTATTCCTGACGCAAAAAGAAATTCTGGTGAAACTATAGCTGAGTACAGAGGCAGACAAAAAGTAGCAAACGCTATGTATGCAAAGGGCGCTACTGATGCTGAAGTTAGAAGAGATGCAGGTATAAACAGGGTTACTTACAAAACGCCTGACGGTAGAGAAATTACTAGAGACTTTATGCTTTTACAGGCTCCTAAATTTAATGTTGATGAAACAATAAAAATGATGACAGAGGGTGCAGGTGATATAAGAGAGCAAGTTGTTTCAACTGGGGACGGCGTAAGAACCATATATACTACGAGTGATGATGGTATGGTTGCTCCGGGCGAAAAGCTTTTGACTGAAGTTGTTGAAAATATAGAAGATTATAAACTTTTAGATACTCCATATGATCCTGAATTTGCATATGGTGGCGTATCACCGATTAAACCTGATCAATATGGTAGATTTCCTGAAGGAACTCGTGGTCAATTTAGTAAAACAACTGAAGAGATTAGATATAACCCGTTATACGCAAGAGATGGTGATATGGGTTTAAAAGGGACATATGCAGGAATACCATATCTTGTAAACGCAACTCTTCCGCATGAATTTGATCATCTTACAATGTCTAGAGGTGATAGAAGTATTTTTGATGAAAGCGTTGGTGGTGGTTTAAAAGAAATAAACGATTATAGAATGGAAAGATTAGACGATATATCTAGGAGTTTGAATGATCTTGAGAGATTTAAAGAAAATAATGTGAATATAGATCCACAAAAGAAAGAGCTTTTAGACACTTTAGAAAAAAATTTAAATAAAGAAATGGATGTTCTCGGAAATCTTTCTGCTCGTGAGCTTTATGAAGCAAGTCCAGTTGAGGTTTCTGCAAGAGGTTCGGTTCCAGGTGATCCATTAACAAGAACTGTTAAAGATTTAAATCTTCTTGGTATAATAAACCCTTTAGTTAAAGGAGATAAACAAACAAGTTTGCGTGAGGGTCTTGGTAGGGCTTTTAGTGACTTAAAACTTCTTAGCAAATATGGAGGAGTGAAAAAAGGATTGTCATCTATTCCATTTATTCTTGGAAGAAAAATATACGGAGAAAGAGAAATTCCAATATCTTATGAGCAAATGATTCCTTATGCAGTTCAATCGCCAAATATGGCAGAGATGTATTTGAAAAACCTAAATATTACAGATTAAACATGAATGACCTGAGTGATTTTACCCAGTATTTAACGGATGAAGAGTTAGCGAAGGTCGCTCCTATGTTGGAGCGGCTTAAAACTTTAGATGACAGGACTACCAAGCAAGAAAGCTTCATGACGTTTGTGAAGCACGTTTGGCCTCAGTTTATTGAGGGAAGGCATCACAAGATTTACGCTGAAAAACTGCAATCTGTGGCAGATGGCAAGTTAAAACGGCTAATTATTAACATGCCGCCCCGTCATACGAAGTCAGAATTTGCGTCTTATTTGTTTCCAACGTGGTTGATGGGGCGCGATCCTACGAAAAAAATCATTCAGGCGACTCACACGGCTGAATTAGCTGTTGGTTTTGGTCGAAAAGTTAAGAATTTAATTGACAGTGAAGATTTCAGGGATGTTTTTCCTGAAGTAAGTCTAGCAGGGGACGCGAAAGCGTCTGGTAGGTGGAGTACGAACAAGGGTGGTGAGTATTACGCTGTAGGTGTGGGCGGTGCGCTTGCAGGTCGTGGTGCTGATTTAGCAATTATTGATGATCCTGTGTCTGAGCAAGACGCTTTGAGCTCTACGGCGTTGGATAATATTTATGAATGGTACACATCTGGGCCTCGACAGCGTTTACAGCCTGGCGGTGCGATCATAATTGTTATGACACGTTGGTCTATTCGTGATTTGACGGCGAAAGTTTTGCAAAAACAGAGCGAAAAGGGCGCTGATAAGTGGGAAATCGTGGAATTTCCTGCAATTATGCCGTCTGGTAACTCTTTATGGCCTGAATTTTGGACTTTGGATGAATTAGAGGGGGTAAAAGCCTCAATTCCTGTGTCTAAATGGAATGCGCAGTATATGCAGAACCCTACGGCTGAAGAGGGTGCGATTATTAAACGTGAATGGTGGAATTTGTGGGAAAAAGACGATCCTCCCAACTGTAGTTATGTTATTCAGAGCTATGACACGGCATTTAGTAAGTCTGACAGGGCTGATTACAGTGCGATTACGACTTGGGGGGTGTTTCACAGGGAGGAAACTGGCGAGGATCATATTGTTCTGCTTGACGCTGTTAGGGGGCGTTGGGAGTTTCCAGAGTTAAAATCTGCGGCGTATGATTTGTGGCAAGAGTTTGATCCTGATATGGTTTTAATAGAGCAGAAGGGCTCTGGTATGCCTTTGACACAGGAATTACGGCGTATGGGCATACCTGTAACGCCTTTTACACCTGGCAAGGGGGCTGATAAGTTTACCAGAATGCACTCTTGTGCGCCTGTATTTGAAAGTGGTATGGTATGGGCACCGGAGATGAATTTTGCTGATGAGGTGATAGAAGAATGCGCTTCTTTTCCAAATGGTGAACATGATGACTTGGCGGATTCGATGACACAGGCTATACTACGTTTTAGACAGGGTGGTTTTATTACTACCGCAAGTGATTATGAAGACGATGACGAATTAAGGTTTCGTGCAAAAAGAATTTATTATTAGGAGATGAGATATGAAATCCAAACCTGACTATATCGACATAGATGGTGACGGTAACACAACCGAACCAATGAAAACTGCTGCAAAGCAAAAAAAAGTTGTTAAAAAGAAAAAAGGCGGTGTAATTAAGAAAATGAAACCGGGAGGTGCTGTTTGTCGTGGTGCTGGAGCTGCTATATCAGGGACGGGGTTCTCAGGGGTTAGATAATGACATCCATTGTCAAAATAAATTTACAAGTTCTTAATTCAGGTATTAATCAATCTGTTAATGAACTTGAAGAGGTTGGAGCGAAGGATGATGGAGACCTCCCAGTCCATTTTACTCGCTCCCTCGTGGCAGCTCAAGGTCGAGCGGACTTTGCTCCAACACAAAAAGGTAAGTAGGTATGGCTATTGAAAGAGATGCAGGTCCGGGCGGTATTATAGGCCCACAGCTTCCAGAGGTGCAACCAGATGAGGTCTTGGTTGAAGAATTACCTCAAGATCCCGGTGTTTTTGAATTTGATGACGGATCTGCAATTATTGGAGAATATGCAGAAGAGCAAGAGATACCACAAATATCACATGATTCAAACCTTGCTGAGTTCATGGATGATAGTGATTTAGGTAAAATCTCTTCTGATTTAACTGGTGATATTGATGATGACATATCTTCTAGGCAGGACTGGCAGGATACATACAAGCGTGGCTTAGAGTTTCTTGGTATGCAGTACGAGGATCGAGCAGAGCCGTTCGAGGGGTCATCTGGCGTTATTCATCCACTGTTGGCAGAAAGCGTTACGCAGTTTCAGGCGCAAGCGTATCGTGAAATGTTGCCTGCAAGTGGGCCTGTAAGAACTCAAGTCGTTGGTGCGCAATCTGAACAGCTTGTTAAGCAGGCAGAGCGTGTCAAGGATTATATGAATTATATGATTACTTATGAGATGGAGGAGTATGATCCTGAGATGGATCAGATGCTTTTTTATCTTCCTGTTGTGGGTTCTACGTTTAAAAAGGTTTATTTCGATCCATTAAAAGGTCGTGCTGTTAGTCAGTTTGTTCATGCAGAAGATCTCGTTGTTCCGTATGGCGCAACTGATTTGGCGTCTTCACCTAGAATTACGCACGTTATCAAGATGGCTTCGAATGAAGTTCGAAAGCTGCAGATAGCAGGTTTTTATCGTGAT